GGGACAGGATTAGATGCTATGGCATTAGTAGAATCTCCAGCTATCGAAGATGGATTTTTTGCCTTTAGCGCAGAAAAATTTGCCGAAACATATACTGACTATCCTCAAGCAGCAGTTGATGCTGCCAAGCAGGGCATTAAACGTAATGAAGAAACCGGTAATAAATGCGCTACACAAGTAGGTAAGGTAAGAGCCCAACAACTCGCCAACCGTGAACCTGTATCGCTTGATACCGTTCGTAGAATGCGTTCTTTCCTACTGCGTCAAAGAGATAATTATGAATTAGCTCAAAGCAGAAGAGACTATACAGCATGTGGTTACATCTCTTATTTACTATGGGGTGGACCTGCTGCATTACCTTGGGCAGAAAAAACATTAAGGCAAGCAGGTGAAGAATTTGCTGAAATAGGACCACGTGGTGGAGTTAAAGAATCACCAAAAGCACCTAAATCAGATACACCTAATCCAGACCCAAAAGGTGAAGGCACAGCTAAAGGTGATGCATCATCATCTCGTGGTGCAGAAGTAGATGCTAAGACAGAAGAATCACTAAAGAAAAAAGCAGACGAGTTTAACGAAAAGTATAAAGATAAATTAGGATACGGTGCTAACGTAGGTGCTTTAAAATCGGTTTATCAACGTGGATTAGGCGCTTATAACACATCTCGCAGCCCATCAGTTGCTGCACGTGGAGGAGCAAAACAATGGGCAATGGCTCGTGTAAACGCATTTTTATTTCTAATTAAGAATGGTCGTCCACAAAACAGAAATTATACTCAAGATAATGATTTGTTACCTAAGGATCATCCTAAACGTAAGGAATTTAAGCAAATATTAGAATCAATTATGGCTCAAAAAATGGTTGAGCAAATGATGTTAGATGTATCTGCTTTACCTAATTTTCTAAATGAACCAACTGGTGAATTATCAGTTAATAAAGAAGCATCATACGGATTTGCCGCTGTTGAGGATCAACAAATATTAGTAGGACCAGCAATGGTTCCAGGTAAACTAATCCCTCGTAGAGATGAGAACGGAGATACTTATTTTGTTTACTTTACAAAAGACACAATCAAGAAAATTGCTTACAAGGCAATGAAAGATAAAGTGATTGATAGAGTAAACATTGAACACGAATCAGGTCAATTCGTTGATGATGTTTATCTTATTGAAAGTTGGATTGTAGTAAATCCGGAAACAGATAAATCTAGAGAATACGGGTTATACCCCACTGAGGGAACCTGGATGGTAATGTATAAAGTAGATAACCTAGATGTATGGACCGGATATGTTGTTCCTGGTCTAATACGTGGATTCTCAATTGAGGGTTATTTTACTGAAGAACTAATTAAATAAACAAAAAATTATGCCCGTAGATAGAAACCCAGGCGAAGGTAGAGACGAGTTCTTATCTCGTTGTATCTCAACAGAAGTAGGATCAGGAATGGAAAGAGACCAAGCGTCAGCCATTTGCTACATGAAATTAAAAAAAGTGAATATGGCAGAGGAAGCACCTTCCATACCACAAGAAGATATTGACTATTGTATGAACATGCTAAAAGGACAAAATCCATCTTATGTTGGACCTGGTGCCTTAAAGATTTGTATTGCTAGATTGACTGCTAAAAAAGTTAATCAAGAGCAATATGGTATTTAAGTATATGTATCGATATATGAAGTTAATTAATATTAACCTTAATAATTAAAAAATCCCTATGACATCAATTGAATTAAAAACACTTGTCAAGGAATATTTTAACCTTACCGAAGTTAAGTTTGGCGAGATCTTTGACGAGAATAAAGCATTCAAAATTGTTTTTGAAGGTGACCAACTCGAATTGGGCATGCCAGTAAAAGTAGTAACCACTGATGGCCAGGAAATGGACGCACCAGATGGTTTCCACAAACTTGAGGGCGGCATTGTTATCAAAACTGAAGGATCCAAAGTTGTAGAGCTTACAAAAGCTGATATGATGGAGGAAGAGACTGAAACACTTGACGGTGGTAAAGTACTTGAAGAAGTTGAGATGGCAGAGGTTAAAACCCCTGATGTAGTAGAGCAATTCCCTGTAATAGTACAGAGAGGTGCTGAATACGAAAAACCAATGGCACAGCAAATGGAATCTGAAGAAGGCGCAATGACTGAAAAGTCAATCGTTGAAGCAGTAGCTAAAGCAGTAGCCGAGGAACTCGTAGACATGAAAAAAGAAATGGCTAAAATGAAGGAGAAGATGGAGAAAATGTCCGCCGAACCTGCAGCCGAAAAAACACTTCCAACTACTAAGAAATTTAGTTTGGAAGTAAACGCAACGAACCCAGTGCAAGCTGAACGTTACGAAATGATGAAAAATATTATCAAAACCAAAAAATCTAAATAAACATGAGCTTAAATGTAACTGCATTAGCCGACTTTAACAACCAGATTGCTGGTGAGTTAGTCTTGAAAATGGTTTATGGAGGTAGCACTATCGAGTACGTTACAGTACAAGAGGGTGTTAAATTCCAGGAGCCAATCAATTTGTTTGAGGTTAGTTTGTTCATGAACAACAGTACTTGTGTATCCACAGCTTCTGGTTCAGCAACCTTTACTCAACGCACAATCGAGGTTTGCCCTCGTACCTCTTTCGACGCACTTTGCTTGAAAGATCTTGACAAAAAGTACCTAGGTATCTCTTCACTTGAGCGTGGCTCATACAATGAGACTTGGGCACTTGCAAACGCTTACTCTGAGCTATTGGTTAACCAATTCCAGAAAGCTAACGACCAATTCCTATGGAGACAAGTATCTGGTTCAGCTTCTACCTTCGGTGGAACATGTGCTACATCAGGTCTTAACGCTATCATCACAGGTTCAACTTCTGGTGTTGTAGTTCCTACATTCACTGTAACTGGTTCAACTCAACTTTCCTCAGCTAATATCTTAGCTACTATGGATCAGATGATTGCTACTTCTTCTGCTGACGTTGCTGACCGTGAGGACTTAACATTCTTCATGAGTGTTACTAACTTCCGTAACTACGTTGCTGGATTACGCGCCGCAAACAACTTCTACTTCGATCCTTCAAGCATCACTAACCGTGGTGGTTTGTACGAGATGGCTTATCCTTTCCAACCAAACATTAAGGTTGTTGGAACAGTAGGTCTACAGGGTTCAAATCGTGTAGTACTAGGACCAGCTAAGCAAATCGTTGTAGGTACTGACTTACTAAGCGATTTCAGCGAATTCCAATTGTGGTACGATATCAACACAGACACTCTTCGTCACCGCATTTCCACCAAGTTAGGTGTGAACATTGCATATCCTGAGTTCTGGGTTTCTAACGACCTAGCCTAAATCAATCAGTTTGAGGGGGGTTGAAATACACCCCCTAAAAACATTCATTAATAAAACAAAAACCAAATACTATGGCATGTGATATCACTTCAGGATTTACATTAGGCTGCCGCGATAACGTAGGTAGCATTAAACAAATCTACATTCTATCTGGTTCTGTTACTAGCGTCACCGACGCAAGTGAAGGATTGATTAGCACAATTTCCGGTAGCGGTAACTTCTACACATTCGAACTCTTCCGTGAGACATCAGATTACACTGAAAACGTAACTGTTGCTCCAGAAAACGGAACAGTTGTATATGAAGGAACTGTAAACGCTGTATTCTTTAAGATGCAGACTTCTACCCGTAATCAAATCAAAGTATTAGCTCAGAATCCAAACATCAAAATGATCGTTGAGACTAACAACGTAGGTAATACCTCACAATACGTTTACGTAGGTGAAGAGTATGGCTCACAATTGTTAACTTCAACAGGAGGTACAGGTACCTTATTTGGTGATAGAAACGGCTACACTTTAACTTTCACAAGTAGAGAACCAAATCCAGCTAGCTTCATTTCAGCCTCTAACGAGACTCAATTGTTAGCTCGCCTTTCAGGAATTACAATTTCCTAAAAATAAACAAACTAAGGGGGGGTTATGCTTACGCGTAACCCCTATCTTAGTATTTATAGCCGCATATGTTTCAGTTAAGTAAAGGACAACCTGTAAATACAATAGCATTCTATCCCAATGAATTACCATCGGGTTCGAATGTTGTGTTACAATTTACTCAATCTTATAGTAATACTGTTACAGGAAGTATTATAGCAGATGTAATTTCAAACCCAACAAATACACCTTGGGTTGTAGCTCAATTTAGCGGTTCATTACTTCCAAGTGCTTCAGGTCAATATGATTTTAAAATATTTGATTTTACTCCAGCATTTGGATTAATTTGGAACACAACAAATACACAGTGGCAATTAACTAATACAACTTGGGAAGCAGGAAATCCCGCAGTAATAGGGGATCAAATAAGTGCTGACAGAGCAATTATATCAGGAAGCGACGTTACACCTATTACCGAGTATTTATCACCGAATGAGAATGCTCGCTACAAAGTCTATCTAGGATAATATGGAAAAACAATTTAAATTTCAAACACTAAATAAGGTA